AGTTGTGCTCAATCTTATCCACATAAAGAGGTTGATACTCTATGCTTAGAACAAATTAAAGGAACAAATGTCTCCATTAGTAAAACTATATTACAACATGCAAATGAAGATCCTGTAGGTCCTAAGATATTTAAAAAATGCCATAAATGTAATTATCATATTGTTAGACAAGTAAGGTTGGACGAAGATATGAGATTGATAAATGCATGTGTAAAATGCAATGAACAATGGTTGGAAACTGGTAATTAATATTTATAGTTATAAATAAGACAATATTTATGATTATAAATAAGATAATATTTATGATTAAAAGCCAAAAATTATTTTTTTTAACTTAAATATAAATTTTGAATATATATTATATTATATAGGATGATGCATAACTGCATGATCGAAATCTCTCAATCTCAAATCGAAAATTTAACAACGCATAATACAACATCAGAAGAATCATCAACGCCAATTACACCTACAGATACAATATTAAGTCAAAGTAATAAAATATCATATAGCGATTCCAATCATATTATAACTCCTTGTGAATACGAGGGAAAATCATGGGAAAAGCTAATGTCAGAATTCAATGCGGATGATGACGAACCGATAATTCACCATAATATATATGAGAATATAGATTTCCATACATACGAAAATTCATTTGATGAAATTAAGAAATTCTCACAAGAAGAACAATTGAAGGAATGTATTCATTGTAAAGGAAAGTTATCCATTTCAAGCGGAACTCTAGTATGTAAGGAATGCGGGATAGAAACATTTAATAACATAGGAGGAATGGAAGAGGAATATAGCACAAGTGCAATTACCGATTGTAATGTAAATTCAAATGGATTCATGGCATTGAAAATGACTGGTAAAGGATCGTATGGATATCAACGTTCGCTTCTTAAGACTTGTGCAAATTATCAACAATATAGAAAAGTATCCACTTTAAAAGACATGAACAATTGGAATAACAATAGTGAAAAATATCACATTCCTAAAAATGTAATTCAACAAGCTAATGATATGTTTGATAAAATCAAAAAAAGAAAAATAGTATTTAGGAAAGATGGTAAAAAGGGAGTGCTGAGTGCCTGTTTATATTATGCATGTTATGATAACAACATAAGCAAGACACCAAGCGAAATAGCCCAATTCTCAAATATAGAAGAAAAGTTCCATTCTCACGGTGATCGTATATTACATAGCCTTAATGAATTAGGTATTATTCAAATTCCGGCTAAAATAAACCCCACTACTGACTATATCAATAGATATATGGAACTATTAGACATTGATAAAAAATATAAACAATTCATTATAGACCTAATTGATCGTGCAGAAGAAAAAAAGATTCATATACTTCATGATAGTAAAGCGAATACCCGAGCTGTCGGGGCTATCTATATGCTAATAGAACGATTACCAGAACTTAAAAGCAGAATAACAAAAGAAATCATAGAAAAAGAATGCGGTATCAGTAAAACCACATTCATTCGATATTATAAAATATTATACAAGTATTATAAATTGGTAAAAAAAATATTTAAACTACATTCTATACCAATGCCTAATGAATGGAGGAAGTAGATTATATATAAGACAATTTTAGTGTTTACCGATAGTTCTATGATTTGGATCTATTAGCTCAACTAATCCAGCTCCTAAAAAGACACTTACTATAGATCCAAACATAAATAATAGCTCATACCATGAATTATCAAAATCAAACATAGATTGGTAAAATAATCGAGTATAGTTAGAAGATTTTTTATCATTATGAGTACCAGATGTACCTATCATTAAATCAGAAGGTAATGAAATAATCAATAATATTATTACTATAGCTATCAAAAAGGTTATAATATCAGCAATAATAAATTGTATAGTATGCGTATGAAAATAATCTTTAATAATATTTAAAATAACACTCATCTATATATTATAACTTATTATTTTTTCTATACATAAATCAGTAATGGTATTTAATTTAATATCGGATATTATTTTTTTCTGCAAATAAATGGGAATTACAGGAACTCTAATATACAATAAACTATCTTTAATATTATACTCTTCTTTTTTATTATTTAAATCATCTTGAATCAATTGCAAATATACAAATAAAAAATCTCTATTGATTAAATCATCTACTTGTATAGCAATATCATCTGATGATAATTTTTCAATGGTAAATTTAAACTTTAGCTGATTACAAAATATAATATTATTTCCTGCTTTAGTTTCTTCTGTACATATTTTAGAAACCCAAGTTAATGTGGTAGAATATGTATCTGGCAGATTTTTTAATAACTTTGTATATGTAGAAATACAATACATATTTAAAACTGGCGTAATTAAAGATGGTGCATATATATTATACATATATAAAGGAGTATAATATATATAATTTACTTATACCAACTGATAAAAATCATCCCATTGCATCTCTCTTAGAAAACGATAGCCATTTGCTTCTAATAGTTCTTTAATACTTAGTCTTTTTTGATTATCATAATTATGTTCTACATTGACTAAACCAAATTTATATTTGGCAAAATCCAACGTTTGTAGAATTATATATTCTGAGCCTTCTGTATCAATAGAAATATATTCTATAAATCTTGGAGCATGTTCTTCATCTAGTATTTGTGTTAATGTTTTAGTATGAACCAATATTTCCATAGTTTGATTATTAGAAGGCGGTCTATGGTCTGTGATACCCGATAACAAATAATCAGGGTCTATAGTAAATTTAACTGTATTATTTTCACTTTGTTTATAAACTGCTATATTTAAGCATGAAACATTTCTATGTCTAATTAGCTGATTATATTGATTAGGTAAAGGTTCTATACATATTCCTTTATAATTGTATTTTTTTTCTAATAAATAAGTATTAGAAAATAAAGATCCATCACCAGCTCCAATATCTACAAAGAAGCCTCCTTTTTTACCTCTATAATAATCTATCACAAATAAGTCCTGTCCTATTTGTGATCGAGACATAATATAAAAAATATAAATGTATGTTTAATAAAATATATTAAATGGCTAGTAAATATAAATTATTACTTGATTCTGAATTAAATAAGAATAAATCATTAAAATCGCATGATATAATTAAAAGAAACGATTTCATATCCTTTATTAAAAATAATTTAGATTTAACTTTTTGTGATAAGGATACCCTAATTAAAGCTTATGATTTAAAATATAAAGTGTATATATCGCAAAAATTTAAATTTCAGTTTTATTATTATAATAGCATTGCTAATAATAGTAAAGAACAACAAGCATTTGAAAATTTACTATTGCACTTTACTACAGAAGCAACCACTAGAAAAATTATTAAAAAATTAAATAATGGAATAATTTCCGATAATGAAATAATTAATGATATTAGAAATAATAAAGCAGAAAAGACCAAATGCTTATGTAGCAAATGGGAATATGTGTTTCAAAATCTAGCAAATATTACCCTTGATCTTTTTCATATTAAACATGAAAGCAAAATCAATTTAAAGTATTTAGATATAGGCTGTGGCAATTCTGAAAAAACTCGACTATTTGGTAAAAACTTAAAATTAGATAAAAATAATATATATGGAACTGATATACCCAAATGGGGACCATATGAACAGAAAGAACACAAGGTTCAATTTAAGTATATTAAAAATAATAAACTAGATTATCCCAATAATACTTTTGATATCATAACGGCAATATTTACATTGCATCATGTTGAATCTCTAGATAACTTTTTAAAAGAAATATGGAGAATTCTTAAACCCAATTGTTATTTAATAATTATTGAGCATGATGCATATGATGACTTTGATAAAATAATATTTGATCTAGAACATAAGATATATTCACTCCTTTATGATAATAAAAGTATAACAGACCCTATTGATTATATGAATACACTCAATAGATTCGAATGGAATTATTTATTACATAAAAATAAATTTAAACATGTATATGATAATATTTTATTTATGAATACAGATAGAGTTATAAGATATGATAAACCTTTTTATGCATTTTATAAAAAAATAATCTAATATACTTTTATGTATAAAATACATCGTATGTATTTTAATAATCATCCACATCTGAAATACAAATATCATCTTTATGCGTGATAAATCTTTCTATATCTTCTGTAAAGTCATTTTCATTATTATCTACATGTACTTCATCAATAACCTTTATGGCTATGCCACTGGGTAATACTTTATTATTGATAATGATTGCCTTATCTTTTACAATCGGAGCTTGAACGGGAAATCGTTCCTTCCTTTCTTCAAATACATTATCCATACATACATCTGTAGTAGATGAATTATTAAATATATGTTTCCATTGTGCCCATTCCTTGCATATTCTTTTATGATATACTTCTGAGCTTTCTACTGGAATACCCCAATTGTTTTTTGGAGCACTGAATTCTAATAATTTCTTTGTCTCGTATGTCTCGCCGGGTGCTGGTTCCTCGTTCGGGTCTAGGAATCGATATCCTTTGAGAACATAATCCTGACGCGATTCGCTTATTGCCTGTCCTATAGAGGAATTGAGGAATTGATCAATCACTTTCCTACTGGAACAACTAGTAGAATAATTATCTTTATACCATTTGATATATTTGTTAATCTCTACGGATAATAATCGCGTTTCATTATGATCTGCGAGTTTAACACATCTTCTTGATAAGAATAGAGCAATTGTGTTTTGTCTATTCTCGTATAGCTTTGTTTCTAGTTCTATATGCTTATGTGGAATGTTCATTACGGATCCGCCATACTTATGATAGAGCCAATAATGATACCATACCATCATTCCATAATAGCGACCTAATATCTCGGGATCATTACGCCATTTCGTTACGATCTCATGATTGCCTAAGCGATGATGAGGATTTCTCGTATCGTAATTAGGATTCTCTTTTGCAAAGAAGGATATTTTTAAAGGTATATATACTATTCTTCTCCATGTGCCATAATCTGTATCTCTAATTACGAATTCATGATTCGTAATAGCCATGAGAACAGCATTAGGGTTAAATGTCTCTAGATTTTGATTGAGCTTTCTTCCTGTAATGGGCTCATTACCCGTTAGCTCTTTGATCTTTGTCATATCGGGCTCACCATCGGCATTCGATTCTGAAAAGATACCTAGTGAAGCTGTCTTAAGAGCCATGATATTAGGAGTTGCCGCCTCAGAGTTGCTTGATCGTGTAAGAAGGAAATCCATCTTCATTTTAGCTCCGTAATGCTGTCCTAATATTCTTAAATGTAAATCAATAAGAGTAGATTTACCGTTAGCACCACCGCCTTTAATAATATAAAACGCTGGTTCTTTTTCATTGCTATCTAACGTACTAGCAAGTACCGACATTACAAATTCATGCGTATCTGTTTCATCATCGGGAAATAAATTTCTAAATGCAATCATTACTTTTTTAGTAATGGAATCATTTGGATCAAACGGCACATAAGGCACCGTTGTAAATTGCGAAATACAATAATTATGATAACCCGTGATAAGCAATGGTTTGCCTTCTGGTTCTATAGATAATTTTAATATTCCGTTTTGAACTCCGCGAGCTAATGGATCCTTATCCAATTGTTTAGAGAACCCGTATTTGCGAAATTTAATAATGGCTTCAGACATAATGCTCTTTTTGAATGAATTATCTCCTAGCTTTTGCATTGTTCTGCCAAAATTACCAAGCATTTTTTTATAATATAATGATAACTTTTCATCACTCGATTCCTCATACTTTTTCTTGATATCGGTATAAATAATGTTGAATATATTCGGCATGACTTCCGATATATAATTTGACAAAGTAGGAGGAATTTCATCCCAGCGATGCCACTTGAAAAGTTCGCCATTGAGGTGTTCATCATCTTCTAGCATGAACTCATACCAGACTCTTGCCTTTTCACCTTCAGGAACATCAGAAACAAATTTATTCTTTGTTAGAGTATATAATATCTTACTAATGTCATAGTGTGATAGTGTTCCGCATTTATATACTTCAAATACCATATTAAACATGATATTTCTTATAGACTTGTCTATGATTGCTTTATATTTGTTTGGATTGTCGAGCTTTGCCCAATAATACAAACTCTTAACAGATAGCCTAGATTTGTTAGCACTTCGGCCACTGACAATTTTCTCCCATTCGCGGTCAAATAGGTCTTGTCTAAACTTGGGAGATTTCCTGCTGAAGTATTCTGCGAGACTCTTATAAGAAGGCGATGTATTTGCTAAAGCACATAATACATTAAACCAATCAGAATAATCATCAGATCTAGCTATATCAAGTGCGTCTATGATTTCTTTTAATTCTG